CCATGAGAGACCTAAAGACCCCGCAGGCTGAACAAGCTGAGCGGGCGGTGCTGGGGTGTCTACTCTTCTCACCTCAGACAGCTTGGTCTACCGTCATTCAGACGGGGCTGGCCGGCACAGACTTCTTTCATCCCCAGTACAAGGCGATTTTTGAAGGCATCAAGGAAGCAGCCGAAGCGGGAGAGAGTCTTGAAGCAATCAGCCTCTTTCACAGGCTCGCAGCCAAGTCTGTTCCGTTCCACCTTCTCTCTGAGCTTGCAAGCGGGTTTCCAAGCCTTGAGCCCCTGCCAGACTGGTGCAGGCTCGTACAAGACGCATCCCGGCGCAGGGATCTCCTTACCAAGCTCACACAAGCCACCAAGGCTATCTCTGAAGGCGAATCCACCGGAGAGGTTGTCAGGGGCCTAGGAGAGGCTGTTACGGTCGCCAGTGCAGAGCAGGGACTGGGTTCTATAGTACAGAGTACGTTCAATGAGCTGCTCTCGTATGATACAGAGTGCGATAGAAACACACTGATTGGGAACCGTTGGATCTGCAAAGGAGGTTCAGTGCTCATCAACGCCCAGAGCGGGATCGGCAAGAGCAGTCTGACGATGCAGTTGGCAATCGGCTGGGCAATGCCGAGGGACACACCTGAGCGCACTGTGTTCGTCGATCTGCTCACTTTTGGGATTGTCCCGGTCAGGCCTCTTAAAAGCCTGATCCTTCAAGCAGAGAACGATATTGGCGACCAGTCTGAGATTCTCCAGTCAGTCATCTCAAAGTACGGCAAGCATCACTGCGATGAGCCCGTCAGGAACGACCTGAATGAGCGACTGGTGTTCTATCGCGACAACGTGCATTCCGGGGCTGAGTTCCTAAGAGTTCTTGAAGCCCTCGTCATCAAACACAAGCCTGACATAGCGTGGATCGACCCTCTGATGTGTTACGTTGGAGACGACATCAGCGACCAGAAGGTGGTGACAGAGTTCTGTAATGGGCTGAACAGGATCAGCTCGAAGACTGGGGTAGTGATGGCACTGATCCACCACCTGCCCAAGCCCCGGGAGGGATCTGCGAGAACTGAGTCTGACTTGGCCTATGCCGGCTTTGGGAGCAGCGCACTGACTAACTGGGCGAGAGAAGTAGTGACATTACAACGTGTCGAGACACCTCCAAACGACCCTCCAACGTGTTCTTTGACGATGACCAAACGGAGGCTCAGGGCTGGGCTAGTGTGCTGGGACACCCACAAGCCGTCCTCAAGAATACACATCAGGCATAGCAACGAGCCTGAGAAACACGGCATGATTTGGCAGCCGTGTAGGAAGCCAGTATTGGACGAAGAAGAAGAGAAACCAAAGAAGAGAAAATGAATGAAATTATTGTGTCAGCTATAAACGCAAAAGAAACAAAGCCATGGCTTTTGCAGCGTCATTACGCAAAACGAATGTGTCCAATTTCATTTGCTTTTGGGGCGTGGAGTGGGTCAACGCTTGTTGGTGTTGTCACTTATGGGGTGCCAGTAAGTTCCTCATTGCGTGCTGGAGTATGTGGAAAAGAGTGGTCCAGCAAAGTTATTGAATTGAATAGGCTTTGCTGTGAAAACACAAAAAACATAGCCAGCATTTTAGTTGGAAGATCTTTGCGAATGCTTCCAAGGCCATTGATTGTGGTTAGTTATGCCGATACAGAACAAGGACATGTTGGCTACGTCTATCAGGCTACCAATTTTGTTTACACTGGATTATCTGCAAAAAGAACTGATTGGAAAATTAAAGGAAAGGAACATCTTCATGGTGCTACTGTTGCGGATGAAAGCAGAGGGCAACCAAATAGGGCGCAATGGATGAGAGATAAGTACGGGGATGATTTTTATCTTCAAGAAAGACCTCGAAAGCATCGTTACATTTACGCTTGTGGATCAAAATCTGAGCGCAAACAAATTTTAAATGCGTTGCAATATAAAGTTGAGCCATATCCCAAAGGCGAAAGCAAAAGATATAACATATCAAACGAAATAGAGACTCAATCTTTATTGATTATTCAATGAACTACACAAAGATCGGAGCACTACCAACACACAGGTACATCTGGGTGGACAGTGAGTACACGCACGAGGAGCCTGTGGGCCTAGTAGAAGCTATGTGGGTTGGCCTGACATCCATCCCTGGGCGAGCATGGGGCATTAACGTGATTCTGCGCAATGGAGGCGCTTTATACCGCAACATTCCGCCTAATGGAGTCTCCTTCACAACCGATCCGAAACAGGAATGGGAGATCAGCCAAGCCCAGCTTTGGGACTGCTACAGCTACGATTTCACGGTCCTCCAGAACCCGATTATGCGTGGAATGGAGGTCAGCGTAAGGCTCAAAGACGGCACTATTTCACACGGAGAATACATGTTCTCTACTGCTCATTTGCACGATGGATGGTCTGATGCGCCGGAGCAGGACAAGGAGTTTATCTTCGTCCAACTCGACAACGGGAGACTGACAATTCAGCCTACGAACAGAGTGCGCTTCATCGACGCGAGCTTTACTACAGAGGAGCTACCGAGGTTGAAATTGCAGGAAACCGTTTACAGTTGCGAACAATGACACCACGTTCTGAGAACCCAAAAGAAGAAGGACCATTTGCCTGGCAGGCTCGTGATGCTGCTGTACAAGCCGGCAAGTTAGGAGTGAACGCCTATGCAGTTTACTGCGCTTTGACACACTTCCAGAGTGCGGCGGCGAGTGACCACAAGAGACGCTTTTCGGCGTCTTACGAGCAGCTCGCAGAGCATGTGGGATGCTCTCGTGGGACAGTCAAAACGGCACTTGATGCCCTCGAAAAAGCGGGACTGATCCGCAAGTTTTCGGGCTCAAATAAAAGCCATCGTGTAACCCGGAACGCCTTTTTTTTGACCTCGATTAGCAGTACACAGTTTGGACGCGGCAGTTCACCAGATGAACGGCACGTGAGTACAAATGGTGAACTTGGCAGTACATGTGGTGAACGGCACGTGAGTACACAGTTTGGACGCTTTAATAAGAAAGAGAACAAGTATAGAGAGAACAGTTTCTCCGCGCCGCCTCAAGCGGCAGCGGGAGAAACAAAGAACGAAAAAGGGGAACCCGCTCGCCCGCCCTTGAGGGGCGGCAGCGGTCCCAAAGAACCCACAGACGAGAATGCGCCTTGGCTTGGTGAGGCGACCCCAGAGGCGACTGCAAAGTTCCTGCGGATGAAGGCAGCCTTGGATGCGATCAACGCTCAATGAGGTGCTCAAAACTTTTTACTAAAGTCCGCAGAAACTTTTGCCGAATACAGTCTCGATGACACTAGACATCTCCAACCTCACCAAAGCTGACGTGTACGCGGCAGCACAAGATCTGGCCAAACGCTTGGAGCGCCAGATTGCGATCAGCGAAGTCCTCCAAGCAGACGTTCACAAGCTGGCCAGTGCGCCATGCCTGGAGTGCGACACCGTCTGGCCGGCACGCCTGGCAGCCAAGGAAGCCAAGATCGAAGAACTCGAAGACACCCTTCACGGAGCACTCCTGCTCTTGGACCGGGTGGACATGTCAGAGTTGGCTGCAACTCCACGCTGGTCAGACTGGATCAGCTTCGAAAAGGAAAGACGGCAGTTATGGAAAGATAGGAACCGCCTCGTGCTGGGCCAGAATGGTGCCTAGAACGGCTTGTAGAACTAAAGTAATATGACCACAGCAGACAATACATCAGAAGGGCTAGAAAGCCTGCAAAGCCTACAAAAGCAGTTGGCAGATGCCAAAGTTGAAGCGCAAGACCAACGGGAGGCGTTCCTGATTGCCCTTAAAGTGGCAGAAGAGTTGCTTGACATCGGAGCACCTGAAGTGCGGAACCGGCAGAATTTACTGGCATGGGGACAACTTGAAGTGACAGTCCAGTTGCTTAGGAAAGAAGTGCATAACCACTAAACAGGAAAACTACATACAATGAAATACGAACAAATCAATGCAACCATTGCGAGAATCGCTGGCATGTCTGAAGAGAACATCGAGTACGGTTGGGTGCCTGATTACTGTACCGACCTGAATGACCTCAACGAGGTCTTGTGTAACTTGAGTCAGGAGATGCAGCACGAGGTTGCCGGCATTGTGCAGGGCAACGGACTGATCACAGAACTATTGACTGCCACTGCCAGGATCAAAGCAGAGGCTGTTTTGCGGGCGCATGGCAAATGGGAGGAAGCCAAATGACTGACGGACAAATTAACGCGGCGATTGCCGAGGCGTGTGGCATTGTTGGCAAGGACCAATATGGACCGCTGTACCAGACCCCAGACGGATGGGTCGTAGACTGCCCTCAGTTTGCGACGTGCCTCAACGCTATGCATGAGGCTGAAAGGGGACTGCCGATAAAAAAGTTGATG